TCACTTTCAATTTCATAACTTCTTGTATCTTGTGAATACTCCTCGTATGTATAATTATATTTCATTCATCCTCCTCGTTTGTTTCAGGTGGCTCATAGTATTTAGAAGCTAAGTGTGAATTGTTTTCATCTACATCATTCTCTAATGTATCAGCTATGTCTTTATACTTTAGTTCATCATAACCAATTTGTTTTATTCTTTTAAAAAATTCTTCCCTAACCATACCACCACTTGCCATGTGTTCACCATCACCCAAGTTTCCATTTGAATAATCATTGTAGCATTCATTTAAAATTCTAACTACATTAAAGGGTGCATCACCCACCTCTTCAAAAGGATACGTTAAATTTTTAAAGTCCATATTTATTTCTCCCTCTATCTCTTACTCTGCATCTTGTATAAAGAAAGCCCAGTTCTTTTGGTATCAAGTCTTGTTTTTTCATAGCTTGTATCTTATCAATTGCATCTTGACAATATATAGCTGGTACATTTATCTTCATAGTTCTTGTTATGTATATGTATTCTTTATTCTTGTTCATGATATTCCTCCTCGTTATCTCTCTCCCATACTGCCTTGTTAAAATATTTCTCAATCAATAATGTGTCGGCTCGATAAGGGTTGTCTTGACTTTGCTTACCAAGAATAAGTTGTATGCCTCTTAAAGCATACCCTTCTCCTACCAAAGATATGACTTCTTCTTCGACTTCTTGTATGGCTTGTTTGACTTTTCCCATTTCACTCCTTCCAAATCTTTGTTAGTTATTCTCAGAGATACTGCTAATCTTCGTGTACTCCAATGGTCTTCCTTTATTAATTGTCCTATTGTTTTATTCATATTACTCCTTTGTTTGTACCACATGATTGTGGCAATTTTATGTTAAGACCTTGTTCATTGTGTGTCCTAACAGAAAATACTGTATAAACAAGTGCGACACGTTGACGCATCTTATAAAGTTCTTATAAAGTTCTATTGGTCTCTCAATAAAATCGTATATAGATATATATAAGTCATTAGGATTATTAATCATATCATTATTACAATATCTAAATTATATATATCATAGTTTCTTAACAAAGCCCAACCTCTTTAATCTTTTTATTTTTCTTTTATTATTAGTATCTATTTCAAAATAATGACAGTCATCTGCATAATTCATATACTTAATATCTAATTCTCTGTAAGTTTCTATCTCTTGTATTACTTCACTCCCTCTACTAATTAAATCTACATAGTTTTTACAATCTTCAAATTGTAATTTAAATCTAAAGAATTTTTCTAATATCATTTGCCTCCTCTAAAATATTTATTATCAAACTCTTCCACTTTCCATTCAACATTCTTTTTAAACTTACTCCTCTTCACATAATCTAAAGTTTCTTTTTCAGTAGTAAAGATTTCATTAGTATATAATTTATATCTATGATTATCTTTTATTAAAATTATATACATAGTATGTTGTTTATTCGCTACCATTAATTATAATTTCTGGGTGAGTTAACCCTCCGTCTGGCTCTCTTACCTCAACATCAGTAAACCAAAAATTTTCAGTAATGCCTTGTTCAATTAAAGTATCTACTGAAACTCTAACATCTGTATTTAGATGTTTTTTTGGTATTGAGTTTAGTGATTTTAACAGTTTCTCTAGTGTCATTTCTTTTTTTCAGGCTCCATATCTTTTTTAACAAGGCGCAAAATCTCTTCTATTGCATCTGCTATTCTTTTTAATTGTATTGTATCCATAATATATCCTTTCTATACTTATCTTACATTATCCTAGACTTATTGTCAAGCTGCTTGGAGCTTGTGGCTTGGAGCTTTTTTCTTTCATAATTTTTTTCTGGCCAAGTGAAACAGTCGGTTGGTTTCCCACGATCCCCCTGCATACTTGACCCCAGATCCAATGTCTATAAAGCCTGCTATTGTACATCGGCATTGGATCTCGGCTCAAGTTTCTCTAGGCCAATAACAATTTGTCATTTAAAAATTCCTATATCCATTAAGTAAATAGCTAAAAAGCCAAAACCTAAAACTATCAAATAAAATAACCAACTATCAATCATCATTCTTACAATCTATGCACAGATTTTTTGCTCTATTTGACCACTCATCATTTTAGTGTGTGCAACCACAATTATGACATTTGTTCATAAAGACAATATCTAATGCTGTATTATATGTTAATTCTTTCTCATTCATAGAATATCTTATAAACCATTTGACAATGTTTTGTCAATAGTTTATTTTAATTAAATAACAGAAAGGTAAATTATGCGTTTAAGATTAAATCAAGACTACCGAAACAAGATCGCAAATCGTATGCGAGTACATCTTGAACAAGAGAACACTCAAGAGAAAGAAAAATTCTTTAAAGAAAGAGAGAGTTTTTTGGACAAGCAAAATGCTACGTGGGATTTAGCAAAAGAATGTGTGACAAGACAATATCCAAAAGATGATGTTAAGATGGCACATTATTTGCAAGACAAATATCCTAATGTAAATACTATTGCAAAAGATAGTTGTTTCCATTTTGGTTATATGGGCGAGGTTGAGGAAAGAGATCAACACGACAAACCATTTATGGCTGAGAAATATATTGAAAGTCATTTTGATTTTAAACTTGACGGGAATATCAATGGTAAAGAAAGTGGTCGTCAAAACGACTTTGCTTATGCAATGTATCGTGATGAACTCAAAGGTCGAGAGGGTTGCAATCCAGATATAAACATAGAGCAAAAAGACAATCAATCAAATCCACATTGGACAAAGGTTGATGACGCAAACGAAAAATATCTTGGCTTAAATGGTGGTGAGGATAATCAAACATCATTTTCAAAAGAGTGGAACAATGATTATGTACTTGATTTAATTGGTCGAGAATATTGTCGTGATAGGCAAATTGGTTGTGATCAAAAAGAGTTTGCAATTTTAATGACTTGGCAACAAGCCAAACAAAAACTCATCATGGCACATACTAAATGGATTGAAACTATTTTAGAACAATGCAAAGTTTTAAAATCTGGTTTAAGAGATCACGTCTATTTAGAACAATCAATCGACATGGCTAAGAAAATGGGTTTGACAATATCTGAAACTGATATTCTTGCAACTACATCAAAAGGAATTGTAGTTTCAAATACAGATATATTAAATCACTTGGCTAGTCTAAAAAACAAAACACAAACAAGAGATCAGAAAATATTGGCACGTCAAATATACGATCAACAAGCACTAAAATAGTTTATTTTGTGTATTGACATATCTAGGATTATAGTGATATAATCCTAGATAACAGAAAGCGAGAATATGACAAAACAACAATTCGATATCGGCACTTATTTTACAATTAAATACTATGCCGACAAACACAGTAAGACAATCACAAGACGAGCAAAGTTCACAAAAGAATGTGAGTATGGAACTCACAAAGTTCATGGCTTTCCCTATTTCAAATACTTTGATGTTGATGCAAATGGTATTAGATGTGCATCTAAATCATGGGAAATAAGTGAGGTGAAAGTATGAACGAAAAAAATACACAGTCTTTGTTAGACTTAATTAATAAACTAATTACTCTCGTTGGTAAGAATGTAGATAATATTAATGGACTTGCAGAAGAAATCGCAGAACTAAAAAGGGGGAAGAAATGAAAGACAGAACAATAAAAGCGTTGCCAGAATATTTACAGCCGAAAATACTTTCGGCTGTTGCATATGTTAATGAGTGTGCGCCTAATTTAAATAAAGCGGTTGAGCGCATAAATACTATTCGAGAACAATTAAGCGAGAAAGAAGTTATGTGGGTTATGTCGCTTTTAACTTTCGAAAAACTATTGGACATTGTTAAAGATAGTCAAGAGTTTGGAAAATATACAAGCGCAATGAAAGCGAGGACAATAAACTAATGAGCGAAATGAAATATTGCCAAGGTCCAAAGTGTCATACTTATAAAACCAAGGACCGCATCCGCGGTCCTAAAGGATATAAGCAATATGAAACTCGTAAGAGATCATCATTCCCTTATCATAACGAGTTCTGCTCTTTAATATGCCAAGATGATTGGATGGATATGCATATCGAACGAGCATTGACACACTTCGGTAGAACAACTGAGCCTGAATGTGTGATGGCTGATAGTGCGTGGTATAAAGATTATAGATGGAATAGAGATACAGATGGTTCTAGATATAATCACTTCTTTGTTAATGATTTACTTGGCGAACGCATACCAATTACTGAACAACAATATAATGATACAGAATTAACTCAACCGAGTTAGTCCTCGAGAGCCACGCGTCTAGCGACGCGTGGCTCGTTGCTTGTATCTTATTATTAATATATATATAGATCGATAGAGGTACCACAACCGATCCGAAAAAAGACAATTCCTTAAACACTAAAACACTTAATATCAAAAGGGGTCCCACTCCTTTACACTATATTGCTTGATTCAGAGAGTCAGTGCTGGTAAATACGTTTTGAGTCCCATAATATAAAAATTATGCAAAATTTTTTATCTTTAGAAGAAATTGTAAAACGAATAGAGAAACTTCCTCCTGATCTTAGACGTAACGCCAAGAAGAAACTTCTTAAACTTAGTCGCACGAAAACTGTTAATGAAATTCGAAATGATTTTCTGACGTTCGTTAAACATATGTGGCCTGATTTTATCGAGGGGTCTCATCATGAAATTATTGCAAAAAAATTTAATAAATTGGCGTCAGGTGAAATCAAACGTTTAATTGTGAATATGCCGCCTCGTCATACCAAATCTGAATTTGCTTCTTATTTACTTCCCGCCTGGATGATAGGCAAGACACCTAATTTAAAAATTATTCAAGCCACCCACACCGCTGAACTGGCGGTACGTTTCGGACGTAAAGCGAAACATT